AATACGGATGTTCTTCAGCAAACCCAGCTACGGTTAATCAAAAAGTGCTTGCAGAATTGCTAGGCATTGAGGAAGTACTAGTATTGGAGAGCACATATAACAGTGCAGCTCAAGGCAAGGATGCAGTTATGGAATATATCTGTGACCCAGATGGCGCACTTTTGACATACACACCAAAAGGTGCAAGTATTGACGAGCCATCAGCAGGGTACATTTTCGGATGGGATATGCTAGGCAACGGACAGCACATGTCACTAACAAACTACTTGGGAGAAAACGGCACACATTCAGAATTTGTTGAGGCCCTTTGTGCGTTTGACATGAAACAAACATGCCAAGACTTAGCTGTGTATCTTACAGATTGCACAAGCAAATAAAGAATATTTTTTTATTATGTAAATAGCTAAAATGGAAATAGTGTTAACTTATTATTCCGTAAAGGAATATAATTAAGGAGGAAAACAAATGTCTTATATTGCATTAAAGCCATGCAAGTTTGATAGGACATATGCCATCGGGGAACTTATCCCCGATGGTGTAGTTGACCCTAAAAGGGAAAGCGACCTAATCAATGAGTTTAAAATAATCGGTAAAGTGACCGAAACGCAACTGCAGGAGATGGTTAATGCTAACCCAAGCATAACAATCCCCGGCATAGACGGAAACAGCAACCAGGCCCCAAATATCGAACCTAACACAGGAGTAGAGATAGATGAAAACGGATATCCAATCCCTCCTGCAGGCGAGCAATCAGAAACAGGAAATGAAATACCACCTACCCCAGAATTAGACGAAAATGCTGACCCAATCATTCCTGCAGACGAGCAAACCGTGACAGAAAATGAGGGCACAGGCACTGAGGAAGTAAACACCGACCCTAACGCAGGCGAGAACGTAAATGCAGGCACAGGCGAAGAGAATGTGAACCCTGCAGACACAGGAGCAGGCACAAGCGAAGAGGAAACATTCACCGAACCAACAGAGGGTGGATCTACCGAAACACCAGTCCCTCCTGCAGGCGAAGAAACAGGCACAACAGAAACCGACACAACCGAAACTGGGACCGGTGAAACTGGTACAACTGGTGCAACCGAAACTGGCACAACAGAAGAGCCAACAAACCCAGACGGTGCGATAGTTTACACAGCTACACAACTAAGCAGAATGGTAAAGGCAGAACTTATCGAAGTAGGTCGTAGCCTTGGTTTGCAAGTTGATAGCACACTAACAAATCAACAATTGATTGATTGCATTCTAGGATTTCAAGGTACTGTAGAGGGGGCATAACCCATGGCAATGACATATTCATACGACCCTACAGCAATAAGACATCCCGGAGTTGATAAGCTACGGTTTGAACTTGGTGACACAGACACAGACGGTGGCAAGGAAACTTGTGCTTTATGTGATGAGGAATACCAATCAATGCTAAACCAAGCAACCGAGGAGGATAGAGGGTGGTCATACACAAAATATTTGTGTTTGCAAGCCATCACAATGAAGTTCTCGTTTGAGGTTGACAGCAGTGTAAGTGGTCTTAACCTTTCGCTTTCACATCGTTACAAAGTATGGAATGAAATGCTTGTAAAAATGCAACGTTCGTTCCAAGTTCCAACAGCCAATCCATCAGCACTTGGTGAGGGGCAACCAGACCAAGGTCACTATTTTAATTTAGGTACCGGGAACAACCCCCGCGTATTAGCACCATCAACCCAACACCGTGGGTATCCTTATTTGTAGGAGGGTCAATAATGATCAGTTTTAGACCGGGTCAACAAATTAAAGAGTTCAGCATCCTCCGAAAAAGCACAACATTGAGCGAAAAAGGACGGGTGGCAAAGAGCGAGGGGGAAGTGATCGGAACTTTAAAGGGCACGATCACAGCAGCCAAGCAGACCGAACAATTAAAATACGGTAAGCAGGAGCACCCATCAACTCACACGGTAGTTGTAAAAAGGAAAACAATCGCAAGAGCCGATGATATTCTTAAACTTAACGGTCGCAAGTTTTTTGTCCAAGGGAAAGACGACCCCGGCGAACTCGGAATATATCAAATTCTTTATTGCGAGGAAAGGCTAGGGGTGTAATGTCAACACATAACGTACCACCAGAGAGTGCATCCAGTACCATACGGCACTTAGCCGATAAAATAGTTAAAGGTATAGGACAACAAGTGGAAAGCAGAGCCTATCGTGCAAGCAACGAACTAGCAAATGGGATAGCTTACGTTATGCGTGGAATGAGGAGTGGTAGACGATACTCTATCCCCGGTGTAGGCAGGGTCAAGTACCACAAACGTGGCAAAAAAAAAGGAACGGCAACCGTTACATACAAGAAGTACACAGCATCAGCACCGGGAGAATCTCCTGCAATTCGCACTGGGGCCTTTAGGGCATCATGGAAACGCAGGGTGTACGCAGAACCATCAGCAAACGGCAAATTGTTCTACGCAGTAACCGAAAGCGATTATAAAGTTGGGAGCAAAGGAAACCACCTACTAGGTAATATTTTGGAGTACGGCACAGAGGACGGCAGAATTGCCCCTAGACCGTACAAAGAGAAAGTGCTTGCAATGGCACTGCCGAGAATAAAACGTATTTACAAAGAGCCGTACACACGGTAGAGGAGGGTATTAATTGATTGAGGACGTAATAAGAAAGTTAATATCGGAAACACCGAACATTGCTCGTTGTTTAGCACAATACAAGTTTGTCCCGGCTGTCTTTTACCAAACACCACCAGTAGACATAGACCCGGAATGGGGAGAAGAGCAATACCCACGTATTGATTATAATGTCGAATGGTCTTATAACGCAGAGCGAAAAACGGCAGGCATCATGACATTAGATTTATGGTGCTTGAATGAATCAGCTATCGCACCAGAGGATCTAGGCAAGGTAATCAGTACGGAATTGTCCGAGGTTTTCGTGGCAGATGAAACAGGGATATTCTGCATCGTTTGGAATCGAACCGACTCATTCGTGGCAGAGGGTAACGAGCCACAGACGGTCGGTGTAACGGTTTCATTTGATGTTTTAGAATTTCCACTTAACATACCATCCGAAACAGATCCCATTGTTAGTTGCAACCAATGGGCAAAAGCATTATTTCCAACGGCAATAGTTATCGGAATTGACGAAATGCAACCCATAATGCGACCAAGCAATGACACACCAGTGCTTTATTTCAGGACAGCGAGCATGACCGATGCAGGTCGAACCACATATGCCGTAGCTTGGATGAACGCAACTATTGTGGGGCATGTTATCGCACCAACCCCAGAGGCAAGGTACACGTTGCTTAAACGTATGAGTGAAGAACTGGCCATTAACGGGGAAATTTTGATGAATGATAACAGCCCCATGATGATTAACAAGGTCTCGTACACAACGAGTGCCAATCCCCTTATAAATGGACAGTTGACAGTTAGTGGAACTTATGGAGTTTTAAGGCAACATCAAGAATACACACCGTTGACTAATATAAAATTTTCAAGACAGGAGGGATAACCATGGCAACAGCATCAACACCAGAAGTAGTGGTAGAGCCAATCAAATACACGGTTGAAGAGTTTGCAAACAGATCCATGGCTTTATACGGATATCCAAGCGAGTGCGTAATTGCAGCTTTTAAAGGAGTGGCACTAACCGAGGCCACGGAGGACGATGCAAAATTGATCGTTGAACAGTTTATGAATATGGAGGTGAAGAACTAATGGGGGCAATTTTCAATATAGGTGAAAAGAAAGTAAGACCGGGATTGTACAATCGTTATGAGAGCAACGATGGAGTGGCAACAGCAGGAGCAAGTGACGGCACAGTTGCAGCCGTATTCCAAGGGGATATGGGGGAACTTAGTAAGGTTTATATCTTGACAGGCATTGATGATGTAGGGGCATTGTTCGGAGATACTGGAGGAGCAAACGGCACAGTGCAGATATTAAAAGATATTTTTAATGCAGGCGCAAGCATCGTAAAAGCCGTTAGACTTGGTGCAGGAGGAACAAAAGCCACTCACACACTAATGGATACCACAGGAGTTGCAAAACAAGCCATCACAGTAACTGCAAAATCAGCAGGAGCGAAAGCCTATACGTTCTCCAACACAGCAGTATTGGGAGATGCAACATCAAAAGTATTTACCCTTTATGATGGTACGGTAATAAAAGAAACATTTGTATATACAGCAGGAACTCTAGAGGTTGATAAACTTGTTGCAGCCGGGGCAAGTTCGAAGTATTTAACTTTTACCAAGGTTGTAGGTTACGCAGGAGGAACGGATATCCTAGCAGTTGTAGGAGTAGCAACTGCATTTACTACAGCAGGCACAAACCCAGTTATTGCTAATGCAGATTACTCGGCAGCTTTCACATTGCTAGAGGCTCACAGATTTAATTCTATCACGGTTGACAGCGTAAGCACGTCAGTTCATGCACTTTTATCGGCATATTCAGATCGAATATTCAAAACAGGAAAAATGGTGTTTGCAGTAGTTAGTGAGCCAACATCAGTAGCACTAGCAACAAGAAATACCAATGCAAAGGCTTTTAATTCTTACAAATGTATTTATGTAGGTGGAGGATTTAAAGACAGCACAGGCACAACAATAGAGGGATACAGAGCAGCGGCCATGGTTGCAGCTATTGTGGCGAAAGTTCCATCTAACCAAGCCGTAACCCATTATGTAATTCCGGGAGCAACGAACGTTGTGGAAATGCTAACGAACACCCAATATGAGGATTGCATAAATAGTGGAATGCTTACGTTCAGCCTCTCACCTAAAGGATCGGTATGGATAGATAGTGGAATTACAACACTTGTAACCTTGACAGGCGAAGATGACGAGGGATGGAAGAAAATCAAGAGGACGAAAATCCGATTTGAAATGATGATGAGAGTCAGCGACACCATCGACCCATTAGTAGGACAGATATCTAACGGTCCAGATGGACAGACAAACGTCATAGAACAAGCCGAACTTGTACTCGATGCAATGGTGGGCGAGAATAAACTGTTTAAAGGGGCAAAGGTTATCATAGACCCAGTATTACTGCCACAGGGTGATAGCGCATGGTATCAAATTATAGCAGACGACATCGACTCATTAGAGAAGATTTATCTAGCTTATAAATTCAGATTTAGCAACGTATCATAAGGGAGGAGGAGTATAGCATGAATACAAGGGCACAAGCAGATGCAAGAAATTTAACAAGTGGAAAAGACGGTCAAGTCTTTCTAACAGGGTCAAATGGAATATCAATATTTATGGGGGAAGTTGATGCATTCAAGGCAACACTCGACATTACAACAGCAACCCACCATCCCCTCGGTTCAGCACAGGAAATGGCATATCCAACCGGGTACAAGATAACGGTTACATTTACAGAAGTGGTTGTCCGAGATGATGTAACACTAGAGCCAATTTATAAGGACATAGAAAACGGAGTATTTCCACGTTGGGATATTAGGGGCCAGGTTGAGAGAAGAGATGGACAATACCAAAAACAAACATTTGGTGATTGTGTGCCTCAAGGAGCAATAGATTTATTAAGCTTAACTCCCGGCGAAATCGTTAAACGACCATGGTCGTTTATATCAAATGCAACACCAAAGCTAATGTCAGCATTTAAATAACAGGAGGACGAAAGAATGTCAAAAATAGAGAATGACTACGATGAAGAACAAGAGAGCAAGCTACCGTCAGCCGAAGAGGTGCTGATGAATGAGGATGATATGCTAAGAGGACTACTCGAGGCCGCAAACTTTAAGAATGACAAGGGAAATTATAAGAAAATCCAAGTGGTAAGAAACAAAAAATTGCTATTTGAATTCAGAATAAGACCCTTAGAGGAAGAGGAAATCCACGATTGTAGGAAAAGAGCCACGAAATACATAAAAAATCCTGCAGGCAAGAACCTTCCAAAAGTAGAGGGGGATACAGATTATTGTCTTT